CCAGAGAATGTGTCCTCGTCTTAAAGACTTAGATTCCTTCCTTGATAACTATAATGAATATTTAAGGATATATAATTATGCTCGAATTCATTGCCGAACGAACACCGACATGTTAGGTCCTGATCCCAGCATTTATACTCATGTTTGGAACATGAAAGAGATTGATACCAAGCTGCTTCCGTTCTTAGAACAACTGGGTGGGGGAAAGATACAGAAAACAAGGCTCAGGGAACACCCTCCTAGAATCATTACCGAAGCTCAAGAAGCAAAAGCTAAAGAAGTTATGGCTATTGATTATAAAAACGGATGGTATAAATGATGCCTCAAAACTTTTATACCGAAATAGATATATCAAAATTAGTATCTCGTCCCCATAAACGTGACTGGAAAGGAGACGAGAAAATTTTTCGTGATCTTCTATATAAATCTATCTCAGAAGTAGGGGTAAAAGACCCCATTCACCTGTGGTATGACTCCCCCCAAAAGAGAAGTGGTTTTATTGTTAGAGCAGGTAGAAGCAGACTTGAGGCTGCCTTCCGTTTAGGTATTAAAAAAATCAAATGTATTATTACTCATTTTAGTCCTAATAATAATAAATTTAAAGGCAGACCTTTAAAAACTGAATCCGAAATAAAAGAAATGTTTCATGTTCCTGAAAGTGTACATATGATGTGGGATAAGGGACATGGGGATATCATAAAAGAAGCAGGATGGCTGGTATTAGTTAATACAGCCGGAGGTAAGAGCTTTGTTAATATATGGAGCAAAAAAGCCGGTTACTTTAAATAAGGTCTTTCTGTTGATCTCCTCAAAAATATAGTATATTTGTAATAGAAACGGATTTTCTATGCTACAAAAAGTTAATTTTTTACCAGGATTCAATAAACAAGTTACAGCCACCGGCGCCGAAGCACAATGGACAGGAGGAGATAATGTGCGTTTTAGATATGGTTCTCCTGAAAAAATTGGAGGCTGGGACCAGTTAGGAGAAGATAACTTAACGGGTGTCGCGAGAGCCCTTCACCATTGGGATGATAATGCGGGTATTAAATATGCCGCGATCGGCACCAACAGAATTTTATACGTCTACTCAGGGGGACAATATTACGATATTCATCCTTTACGTACTACAATAACGGGTTGTGATTTTACCAGCACCGATACTGAGACTGCGGTCACAGTTACTTTTCCAAGCCCACACGGGTTAGTGGATGACGACATTGTTAAGTTTGATGCAGTCAGTGGGGTCACGGCAATTGGATCGACTTATACAGATGCTTCCTTTGAAGATATTAAATTTATGGTCACGTCTGCACCGACTGCAACCACGATTACCATTACCATGGCAGCAGCAGAAGCATTAACTGAATTAAGTAATTCAGGATCAGCTTCCGCTTTGTGTTACGTAACCGTAGGACCTTCTCAAGAACTTGGAGGTTATGGATGGGGTACCGGAACTTATTCTGGATCAGCTTCAGGAGCAGCGACTACTACTTTAGGTGCTGACATTTCAGATACAAGTACGACATCAATTACTCTTGCCAGCTCAACTGCTTTTCCTACTTCAGGAGAAATTAGAGTAGGGACAGAGGATATTTCTTTTACCGCTAACGATACCGGCACAGGAATTGTAAGTGGAGGGGCTCGAGGAGTAAACGGAACCACAGCTCAAGACAGTTCTTCTTCACCATCTACTCACAGCTCCGGCGATGATGTAACTAATATTTCAGATTATGTTGCCTGGGGTGAAGCATCCTCAGCTGACTTTACTATTGAACCCGGCTTATGGGTTCTGGATAATTATGGAACAAAATTAATGGCTCTTGTTTATAATGGATCTTGTTATGAATGGGACGCAGCAGCTTCGAATCCAACAGAGAATCGAGCAACGGTTATTTCAGGAGCACCAACAGCTTCGAGACACATGTTAGTGTCTCCGGTTGATCGTCACTTAATTTTCTTAGGAACTGAAACAACGATTGGTGATACCACAACTCAGGACGATATGTTTATTAGGTGGTCGGATCAAGAAAGTACAAGCGATTATACGCCGACGGCAACCAATACTGCGGGCACGCAAAGACTGGCCCAAGGTTCTAAAATTATGGGAGCGATTAGAGGTCGGGACACCATGTATATCTGGACGGATGCGGCCATCTTCTTGATGCGTTTTGTGGGTCAACCCTTTACCTTTTCTTTTGAACACGTGGGAACGAACTGTGGATTGATTGGCAAGAATGCCTGCATGGAAGTGGATGGTACTGCTTTCTGGATGTCAGAAAATGGTTTCTTTCAATACTCAGGTCAGCTTCAAACAATGCCATGCTTGGTAGAAGATCATGTTTTTGACGATATTAATACAACTTCCAGAAATCTAATTAATGCCGGACTCAATAATCTATTTGGAGAAGTAAGCTGGTACTACTGTACTAATGGATCTAATGTGATTGACCGTGTGGTCACTTATAATTATTTAGAATCCGTGATGCTTAAAAAACCGATATGGTATACAGGTTCTCTACCGAGAACGGCCTGGTCCGACTCTTCTATTTTTAATAAACCCCATGCTTGTTATTATACAACATCGGATAATACTTCCTTCGATGTCGTAGGTAACACGGATGGTATTACCATCTACTATGAACATGAAACAGGGACCGATCAAATTGATGCTGGAGGAGTAGTGACTGCGATCACTTCCAACGTTCTTTCAGGAGACTTTGATATTACTCAGAAACGAAGTGCTCAAGGGCAAATGCTAGGAGCGCCTGATCTACGGGGAGATGGTGAATATCTTATGAAAATCAAAAGATTCTTGCCAGACTTCATTACCCAGACCGGAGATACACGAATCACATTATTTTTAAGGAATTATCCTAACAATACTGCTGCCAGCTCATCATTAGGACCCTTTACAATCACGAGTTCCACTGATAAGGTTGACACACGCGCAAGAGCAAGAGCTATTGCGCTTAAAATAGAAAACACAGCGGTCTCTCAGGACTGGAAACTGGGAACCTTTAGACTGGACATACAACCAGATGGGAGAAGATAATGGCAGAATGGTGGGAAGGTGGACAAGGTTATCCGTTAGGTCCTATAGACAATCCATATAACAATTACGGACTTGGGAATACAGGTGTTGGTAATCAATTCGCAAACGCTAGACAAAGGATGACTAGTAATGATGCTTATAGAGGTACTTTTCCTGGAGAACGAGGTCCTCATACAGGATTTGAAGAAATGCAATTTGATGAAACAGTTCAAGCTCCTGACGACCAAGGATGGTTTGACGAAACTTTGACGGGCATAAAAAATACAGGTAAAAAATTTACAACTCCTGCTTTGGCACTCTTAAAAGCTATTGGAGGAAGAAAGCCCCAAATGGAAGCAGCTATTGGTGATATCCGGGAAACAGGGAGCTTCGGCGGCCAACGATATAACATCGATGAAGATAGAAATAAAATTTATTCTGAAGTGAATCCTTTTGGGAAAAATTTAAGAACTGCATTTGGAAGTGCTGATCCTAAAGCAATGGATGACAAAACATTAAACTGGGCTATGGCTAGATTAGCTAAAGGAAAAGCAATCAGTCAAAGATTAAGAAATATTTTAGAAACCAGAGGTATGTTGGGTGATACACGAATCAACACCCCTGAATTTATTACTAGAGATACAACAACACCACGAGGCCCGGTCACTACTGGCGGAGGTGGAACATTTGCTCCAGACTTGGATCCGAGAGGCAGAAGAGATCTAACTCCTACTTGGCATGGAGCAACAGAAGCTAGAGGACAACTGAGTAGAGATACAGGTGGTAAACAAGGACAAGTTGCTGGACCAGGATTTGGTCGAGGAGCTTACTGGGCAGAAGGCGGTCGAGTCGGTTATCAAGACGGCGAACTCGTAGAAGATGAATACATGGCAGAAGCGACTCCAGGAGGAATGATGGAGGAAAATATTGAAGAAGTTCAAGGAGAACCAAGTAGAGAACAACTCGAAGCCATCGCTTTAGAAATTTTTAGATTACCACTGGAAGAATTAAACGAGGAACAATTAAATGTTGTTTATCAGGCAGCAATGGAACAAG